ATACGTTGTTCGTCTGTGGGGTAGCCTATGCTAGTCCAGCCTAGTGGATTTTGTTTTAATTTACATACGATAGTTTTCATACCGTCAACTATAGCCATAGAATAGTTGTCCCCGTTCATTCTACGCAAGTTATTCCAATTAAGCGCCGCACGTACATGTCCTGGCATATTAGCCTTACCTTCAGCTTCTTCTTTTTTACCATACATAGTAAGATTGTTAACTCGCTTAGGAGTGCCTTTTTCCCAAGCCGGACGTTGTGCGAATGCATACTTGAATTCACGTATACGTTCCACAATTTCTTCTCGACCAGTTCCAGTTAATACTTTTTCCAATATCTCATAGAGAAAATCTTGTATCACTTTAGGAGTATCTGAACGTTTTAAATCTAAGCCCATGGCTTTTATCTTGCCTGGCTTACCATCCACATCCAATCGTTTTCCTTCTAAATCATAAATCAACACAGCATATCTTTTCTTTGTGATGAAAAGACTATTTGATCCAATCAGCTCACGGCCAGCTTTGATTAACTCCCCTGCTTCTCTTGGACAATGAAATGCCTGTTCCATAAATGCGGGAAAACTATCATTTACTTGATCAGAAATGGAATCATATAACTGTGTACACATGTCTTTATTCCACGACATTTTACCGCTGGAAACATCATCTTTAAGCATGGGCCAAGCAGTAAAGTAACAACTGTCAGTATTATGAACTAATATATCATTGGCGAAAAAAAAGGGGTCTTGATCTGCTATACTTAGATCATATACATAATCATTTACCTCACCTAAACACTCTATACTCTTTACTGCTGTTCTTGTAATATCCATTTAGCTACCTTGTTTACTGTTTTTTGTTTATTAATGAGAAAATCGTTCTCCCATACCACATAAGTCTTAAATCCAAACGATTCGGCTGTTTTTAATTTTAACATATCACCATTCCATATGTCAACCGCTAAATTTCCACGTACCGATGCTGTCGGGAGATAAAATTTTGGATTAGCATGCCAGGCAAATAATTAGATCTGTGTTCAATATATCAGTGGGTTTTACTTCCAATAGCATACCATCTCGATCGACCATTATGCTGTGATCTTCGGTTACTTTAACTGATTTTCCGTTTTCTAAAGTAATTTTGTATAACTTCTTTTTTGTTTTATGACGCATGATATAAGATATCTTACTCATAACAGTAGCATCTTCGTATGCGTTAAATCCAATGACCTTAGCCGATGACCAAGTTGCATACTCTTTTTCCCCAATCACACTATGCTCTGGAGTTTGTCTAAATAGCTCTGCGATGGTTATTTCGCCTGAATCGGTTTTGATAAGTGTATCGCCTGTCACACTGTCGCCGTATACAATAGCATCACCCAAGTGATCCTTAACACCAGTAATACATTCATTGATATAGCCAGCCATGTGTCTGGCAATGCTACGTCCTGTTAGTGTAGTTGACTGCCCAATACGTTTGTCAAAGAATCTACAATGCGGATTCAAAATAGCACCGTATAAGGAATTTAAATTAATTTTTTTCACTAACTGTCGTTTGTCCCAAAAGGCAATTTCTTTGGGGTCAGTAGCTTCTTTCTTTTTAGCCTGTAGTTCTTTACGTTCAGCGTACCAACGTTCAAGTAAGCCTGGAACCACACCTTTGCGTTCATACGTAACTATAGTTCCATTAGCAGTCAACATCCACGGCTGATTGCTGTTAAAAATCATGTGCCAAATGTCTGCGGCACTGTGTACAGTACTGTCTCCATCTTGCCAGTCTACTGTTATTTCTGTACCTTTTTGTTGTTCCATAACTGCCGTATACTCTAGCGAGGCAAATACTCCTTCCCAAGCTGCCGCAAATGTCTTGCCCCTGTCAACAATTTCATTTATGTACCGGTCAGTCATTACAGGACGTAGTTGTCCGACAACAGTTTCCATTCCCATATTTAATGCTCGTATAGCCGATGGATACAGGCTGTTAATGTCAACTGCGCCTACCCATTCATGCATGCCTTTTTTTGGATAAGCTACATAAGCTCCGGCTGCCGCGGTATCGTCATCTGTCAATCTTTGTTTGCGATTGGGCACTACTAGCCCACGTTCATGTGCTTCTACGATAATAGCCTGTTCTGTAACAGCCACGGCTCCCATGGTGGTCGGAATCAACACAGTATTGGCATGCGCCAATTCATTGGCTAAGTCTATAAACTTTAACTTTGAATCTAACTTATTAAGCAATAACGTGTCGTGTCTATTATATTCAATAAACTTTTTAAAGTTTTGATTATATAATTGATCTAGCGTACCTTCATAAGCTGTTTTATGTTCATTAAGCTCATATTCACAAATGGCGTCTAAACTATAGCTGTGTCGTTCTTCGTAAGTGTATTTTCTATACAACTGCATGTAGTCCATGTGTACACGTCCGACGATATCATATGTAGTATTGGTAGCCCCAAACCTATCAAATTCTCGTTCTTTAGGATACTGACCCCACAAACAAAATCTGCGTGTGTCATCTTTGCTGAGTACACGTTTGATACGATTGACTGTATAAGGTATATCATATCCCTCGCTGTTCCATCCAGACAACACGTCGGCATCTTCAATTAAATCCAAGAAAGTTTTCAGCATATCTGCTTCATGCTCAAAAACTATACAGTTACTGAAATCAGCAGTTACTTCCTTTGCTGTTTCTATAGTCATATGTTTGGGCGGAATAGTCAGTGTTACTAATTGATCTAACCACTGTAGATAAACTGAAATGGCAGTTATGGCATTGAATGGATCAGTAGTGGGTGAATAACCGCGTTCTTTATGGAAGTCTACTTCAATGTCAAAAAATGCCACTTGCAATTCAGGAGCATCAACTCCCTTGTAGTTTTCTTCTAAGCAACGGAATATGGGATTGATATCGGCTTCGTATAGCTGTTTGCCTTTTTGTATGGCAACTTCGCGCCTAAATTCTTTGGCAGTACGTGCACTAAATCTACTAACAGGTGTACCATAGATAGATTTAAATTTGCCCCTAACATCATCATAGTAAAATATATAATCCGCTGGATACTCTTTATAAACACGTTCTCCGTTGACTCGCTCAACCACGTGTATTCTGTCATGTTCACGATCATATAAACTGTCAATGTAGCTGATATTAATTCTCCATTTTAACTAATACTAATAAATGCTTATGTAGATACACTTTACAGGCAAAATATTCTCCAAATGAATTGAATACAAAAGCAACCAAAACTTTCGGAGAATTATATTCAGATACTATTGCTCGAGAAAACAAAATCAAGCAATATTACAATTTAGTCACTAAATGGGGCTTATAGAGTCTTTCCGACAGTGGTCAATATTTGCTCTAAAAGACTATGATCATCTTGTGTGCGACCAAATTCAGCCTTGTGAGCAATTTTAATTGCTTTCTTTAAAATGCCAGGTTTGATTTCTAATTCTTCAGCGATGGCTTTGACAGTGTCATTTAAGCCTGTAGTCAAAGTTTCAATTTCAAATGTCACTGCCATTCCTTCATTGATAATTTGTTCAAGTTTTTTAGTTTGTTCTGCTGTAAATACGCGATCTGACATAAGTTCTCCTTTAATAATACATTATACATTAAGTACCAAATACTACCTATTAATTTGGCTACTTTTAGATATTTTGGTAGCGAATCAAAATATCAGGGCAGTAGCCGCCCAGCCTCGCAACTAAATGCGGTCCTAAGGCCATTCTATTCGAAAGCAAACAGTGTGCCAAATGGATCTTTCGATTCAGTTGGCATTAGGTTGCTTCCTCGACATCTATAATAAGTTTGATTATAACTATGTAGTACTTCTACAGTAGATACGCTAGGAATCTTGAGCATTTTGTAAATCTCATCTGTGCAAAAACTTGACTGTGCTTGAGTAAAATCTTCATGTTTAATTAAACCCTGCTGATCCAATGCTTTATAAAAGTTATTTTTTGGAACTGAATCACTGGTTATTCTTTGAGCTAATGCTGACAACACATCGCGTATATTTTGATTACGTTGTGTCAATTTATTCTGTAGTGCCGTATCAACACCTGCGCCGTATACTTCCTTAAGTACGTTGGCAACGTCTTTTTCATTTACTATAATAGCATAGTCTCTGTGTGCTTGACTCCACTCGTTTTTGTCTAATAATACAGTTGGACAAGAATGTGCTGTTTCTAATGCTCCCAATCCAAATGTTTCACTGACTGCGGGATGATAAGCCGCCCCGAGACTTTGTATTATACGTGTTTTCTCCATACCTGTCACACCCACGTGTATTTTGTATTCAATGCCTTCTTTTTTGAAACGTTCTTGGAACTTCTTAGCACTGGTTTCGGATGGCACTAGAACCACAGCTGGCAAACCAGATGCTTTTAGTGCGGCAATATACGCTTCGGGATTTTTACGTGGTTCCCACGGTCCTACAAAACCAACTCCCCAACGTTCAACGGGCAGTGAAGAGAAATTAAGTAATTCTTGCTCTGGTACTAAGGGCGGAACAACTAAACACTCATCTGTTTTATTGGGATATTGTATACGGGCATGTGACTGTATCCAATTACTTTGACATGCTAACACAACATCAGGTAAGTTACACAATGCTCTATAATGATCAGTTACCCCTGGAGAAAAAATAT